ACTAGCGTTAGCGCGCCTGGCGTATTAAATGCAGATAGCGGCGATCTTTTAACAGCCGAATTTAATATAACCGTACTAACGAGCTGGAGTTAAACCATGAGCAAAGAAGAAGATCTAGCCTGGCTAATTAAAATTGGCCAAGTAAAAGAAAACGCAGCACCATCTAAAGCCACTACTAAAACAGACGAGGAATAAACAAAATGGCAATTTATTTAAATAATAAGGTTGGCGTTAAACTTGCCACAGCGGCCGCGCCAACCACACCTAGCATTGACATTTCTAGCTTGGTATCGGCAGTAACACTTACTCAAACTTTCGACGAGCTTGAGGTCACCAGCATGGGTGATCTTTCTCATCGTTATGTTGCTGGATTGCAATCTGCTACATTTTCAATGGACTTTTTCAATGACTGGGATGCATCTCAAGTTATGCAGACATTAAATGCGGCTGCTGGTACAACACTAGCCATATCGATGATTACCGTAAAAGGTACTACTGTATCTGCTGCAAACCCTACATATCAATTTAGCATTTTAGTAAATAACCTAACACCTGTTGGTAACGGCGGCGTGGGCGATGAAGCGGCATCTAGCCTTTCATTTACCGTAAATTCTGTTGTAACCGTATCTCCTTCAGTCCCGTTCTAATCTAACTACGAAAGGGCAAACAAATGGCAAAACTCAAAATAACAAGGGCAACAGGCGAGGTTACTGAGCATCAGATAACGCCTGGAATTGAATATGCCTTTGAATTGTATAAAGGTAAAGGTTTTCATAAGGCCTTTGCTGAGGATTCTAAACAGTCCGATGTATTCTGGTTGGCTTGGGAGTGCCTAAAACGCGCAACCGTGACAGTTCCATTATTCGGCGCAGAGTTCGTAGAGATGCTTGCCAAGGTTGAGGTACTAGACGATGACCCGGAACTATAGGGCGAGATTCATTTACTTACTTAGTCGCAAGGCTTAGTTTAGAGACTGGGTTATCGCCTAACGATTTATTAGCACTAGATAGCAGGATGTTCAAGGCTTTATTACAAGCGATAAAAGATAGGAATAAGGAGATTAAAAATGCCAGTAACAGTAAAAGGCGGCATTGAACTCCGTAAAGCCCTAAAAAAATTTACGCCTGATTTAGCTAAAGAAACACAAAAAGAAATGGCTACTTTATTAAAACCTGTAGTGTCTAAGGCTCGAGGCTTTATCCCATCTCAAGCACCGTTATCGGGGTGGGGTAAAGCCAAGGGTAATACTAGATGGGTATGGGATGGTCGAGCTGCTAAAGGCGGCATTGGTTACAAAACTACACCTAGCAGGGTAAACCGATCAGGTTTTAGATCATTATCTAGAATTGTAAACGCATCGATGTCTGGCGCAATCTATGAAACTGCTGGCCGTGTGCATCCTAATGGCCGTGAACAAGGCTCATCGTTTATTGTTCAACGCCCAGGATATAACCAAGGTGCAAATATAGTAGCTGCTGGCCCTGGTCAAGGTCGCAGTCGTAATCCACAAGCAGGATCGTTATTCATACAGGCTATAAACCAATACGGCGAGATTGTAGATGCTAATAATCAAACAGGTGCAGGCCGTAGATCACGCAAAATGAAAGGCCGGGCAATCTTTCGCGCGTGGAAAGATGACGGCGGTAAAACTAACGCAGCTGTTATTAAGGCCATTGAATTATCAAGGGATAAGTTTAACGCGGCCGTGGGGTATAACTAATGGCTATTGATCCATCCGTAAAAATAGATATAGCCGCGGAATTCACAGGTAAAAAAGCCTTCGATAAAGCGGATAAATCTACAGTTAATTTAAATAAAAGTGTTAAGAAATTAGCTAAAGGATTTTTAGGCGTATTTGCCATACAGAAATTAGTGTCATACAGCAAGGCCAGCGTTAAGGCATTTGCCGAGGATGATGCCGCAGCTAAAAGTTTAGGCATGACATTAAAAAACCTTGGCCTTGCCTATAGTTCAAACGTAGGTACGGTCAATGGCTTTATAAATCGACTTGAAGCCCAGACTGGCGTACTCGATGACGAGCTGCGCCCGGCCATGGACAGGCTACTTAGGGCTACAGGTGACGTAGCCAAATCTCAAGAATTGTTAAACCTATCGTTAGATATTGCAGCTGGTACTGGTAAAAGCGTTACCCAGGTATCACAAAGCCTACAAAAGGCTTACCTGGGGCAGACTGCCGCCATTGGCCGTTTAGGCGTAGGTATATCTAAAGCCGAGTTAGCCACAGGTAATTTTGAGGATATCCAGAAAAAACTCAATTTATTATTTGCTGGCCAAGCTACTACTGCTGCTGGAACTTACCAAGGATCATTAAACAAGTTACAGGTAGCAGCCAATAATGCTAAAGAAACTATTGGCAAAGGTTTAGTAGATGCTTTAGGTACTTTAAGCAATAATCAAAATGTTGATGGAACCGTATCTGCCATTGATAAAATTGCTGAGTCGATTGCAAATGCCACTGTAGATTTTTCTAGGTTTATTGCAGTATCTAAAGAGTTATTAGGTACTGGCTTTTTTCTTTCTGATGCTGAAAAAGCTAGTGCGTTGGCTACAAAGATGGGTACAAGATTTACTACCCCGATGACTATTTCTAGCCAGGATACTCAACGGGCAGACAAACTAGCGGCAGATGCTGCTAAAAAAGCCGCTGCGGCTAAAATTGCAGCAGAAAAAGCGGCCGCTAATGCAAAGATTAGAGCCGATAAACTAGCAGCTGCTAATAAAGCAAAACTTGATAAAGCTGCTGCCGTATTCGATCTGCAAAAGATCCAGATAGCCGCTGCCCTAAAGGGCAAGATAAGCGAGGAAGAAAAGATTCGCCTACTGCTTATGCAGGCTATTGCAGATGAAGATGCTAATAAAGCCGAGGCACTAGCCAAAAAACTAGAGGATATTCAAAAGATAAATGCCAAAATTGCCGCCGATCTTTTAGCCATTAGTCAAACTAAAGACCCATTTTCTACATGGGCAGGCAGTTTACTTTCCGCTTACAATGAATTGAACAGGCTAAAGGGCGGCATGTTAATGATTCCGGGAGTTACTTTTAATCCTGATCAAAATAAAGATCGCAATTATGATTTAGGTCGAGGCGGCGGTGGCGGCGGTGCTGGCACTGGCGGTGCAGGTGGCGGTGCAGGTGGTGGCGGCGCAGCCGTTGAGGATGTCATTGAAAGCATTTTTGCAGAGGATGACACCATTGAGGCTATTCTAGAAAAGGTAGAAAATGTTGCTGCCGATGCCGCAGCTGCCGCTGAAGCTGCCGCTGCATCTGTATCAGAGTCACAAGCTGTTGTAGATTTCTTAGCACAGGCTGTTACCAATAATGACCCTGTTGCTGGAGTAAATTTTAATCCTGGTCAAAGTAGAGATCGCAACTTTGATGCTGGCTACAGTAATGCCCCTACTATTATTGTAAATAATACTGGCTCAGTAATTATGCAGGATGAGTTCGTAGATGCTGTAAATAATGCACTTTTAGCAGCTGAACGCACTGGCTACAATCGAACACCAGCAGGGTTTTTAACTATATGACAGTCCCTACGATTAACGCGGTTATTAACTTTTCTACTGGCCCTAGTTTTGCCCAGGCTTTTATTATTGGCGAAGGCATACTTGGTACTAACGTATTGGCAGACTCAGCTGCGGTTATCGTAGATGTGAGTAACGTAGTAGATAGCGTAAGCATTAAGCGCGGCCGTAACCCACAGGTAGATGAATTTCAAACAGGTACGCTAACCCTGCGCATCGTAGATGAGTCAGGCGCGTTCAATCCTCAAAACCCGAGCAGCCCCTATTTTGGCCTACTTGATCCAATGCGTAAGGTATCTATTTCGGCTACCTATAGCGGTGTCACCTATCCAATGTTTTCAGGCTTTATTACAAGTTATACAACTACTGAGCCGCGTAACGCTACAGATGTCGCCTATACAACTATTCAAGCCGTAGATGCTCAGCGATTAGCGCAAAATGCTCAAATCAGTACCGTTACAGGTGCAACTGCTGGCGATCTAAGCGGTACAAGAATTAACCAAATCTTAGACATGATCTCATGGCCAGAATCCATGCGTGACGTAGATTCTGGCCTAACGCAACTGCAGAACGATCCGGGTAATCCTCGTACTTCACTAGCTGCATTACAAACCGTTACAAATAGTGAGTACGGCGCGTTTTACGTTGATGCATCGGGATCTTTCGTATTTCAAGATCGTAACGTTACTACCGCCAGTATCGCAGGTACGCCTACCGTGTTTAACGATAACGGCACAGATATTGCCTATGCCAATGCAGTCTGGCGTTTAGATGACACCCTTATATTTAATCAGGCGAACGTGAGCCGCACAGGTGGCACAGTCCAGAACGCTACTAACGCAGCTAGTGTCGAGAAGTATTTTGCCCATACTTACAATATCCAGAATTTACTAATGCAGACCGATGCGGTCGCGCTGGATTATGCCCGTGCCTACGTTGCCAGCCGTGCCGAAACTAGCGTTCGATGCGATGCAATCGAGTTAGACCTATACACCGATAACTATGCCAATGGCATATTAGCTGCGCTTGATCTTGATTTCTTTGATCCTGTGACGATTACGACAAACCAGCCAGGTGCATCTACCCTTACAAAGACCCTGCAAGTATTCGGCGTGGCACATAACGTTACCCCGAATAAATGGCGCACGACCTTTACTACACTTGAACCTGTTATTGACGGGTTTATATTAAACTCAACCGAATATGGCGTACTTGATACGTCTGTATTAAGTTACTAAGGAGATAGAAAATGGGAGCAGGATCAGGTTTTAAAACCTTTGTAACGGGTGACGTACTTACGGCAGCTGATACAAACGGCTATTTAATGCAAGGCGTATGGGTGTTCGCAAGTGCGGCAGCCCGTGATGCAGCTGTAACTAGCCCACAAGAAGGCAATATGTGTTACTTAAAAGACACAGATGCCGTTCAATCTTATTCAGGTTCTGCGTGGACTGCGGTCGGTGGCACACCAGGGTTTACCAAAATTACATCTGGAACAATTTCAGCAGCCACATCAGTAAATGTTAACAATTGTTTTAGCAGCACTTACAAAAATTACAAGATTTTACTACGCCAGACAGCAGGCACAAGCACAAATACAACTATGAAGTTGCGTGTAGGCGGAACTGATTCAAGTGTTAATTATTATTCTTGGCAAGGATTCACGCTACTAGGCACTGGTGCTTACGATTATATAGTAAGTAGTAATGCTGCATCTTTTAGCATTTTGGCAGATTCTAGTTCATCTTTGAGTTTAGATGTTTTTTCACCTAATGAAGCTCTAAAGACTTTTATGAGTTGGC